TCAACGAGCTAACTCTGGATTCTCAGCTTTACTTGGTATATGCGGCTTTAAAGAGAGAGCTTTGGACTCCCACGCAAATACCAACAATTTTCTGGTATGATGCCGCAGACTTGGCGACGATCACCGCTACAGGAAATGAAGTTACTCAAGTCCTCGATAAGTCGGGAAACAGTTACACTCTGACAAGGGCTTCTGGGCAAGTAGGCCCGAATACAGGAACACGCACATTGAATGGGCTGAATGTGCTTGAGTGGACTGGAAACAACTGTTTACAGAATACTGCATTTACATACAACCAAGCTGCAACCCCTATAAATATTGCGATGGTTCTTGAAGTAAATGTTACAGCCTTACAGTATTTCTTTCTAGCTGGCAGAACGACTACTGGGCCGGGAACAAGATTATCTGCAAGGTGGACTGTTGCTAATGCTTTAGAAATTATCGGCGGTTCTGGCACAGGCGTAAACCAATTAATGCAAGCTGGGGTAACGGTAACAAGGGGGCAACCATATCTAACTATTCCGAAATTCAATTCTGCGACTTCAGCATGGAGAGTGAACGGAACGCAAACGAATACTGGGAATATTGGCACAAACTCATTTACCATTTTACAATTAGGACACAACGAGGTTGAGACTAGTGATCTAGATGGATACATTGCTGAAGCAGTTGCTTTTTCTGATAATACCCAACAAGAAATTGTGGAAGGATACCTTGCATGGAAATGGGGCTTAGAAGCCAATCTTCCAATCGGCCATCCATACAAAAACTTCCCACCAAAAGTATGATTATGCCAGAAAATTGCTTCAAAGAGCTTACTTCGGATGGACAGCTTTACGAGATTCTTAAGGCTATCGACACATCGACTCCATACGAAAATGCTTATGGTGCGTTTTATGACACGACAACGCAACCATTCCTTGCGGTTGGAACTCCTCAAGCGGTAAGAATCAACTCTCAATATATTTCCAATGGAATTAGTATTGTTGGCGGGGATAGGATCACATTTGCGGAATCTGGCATATACTCACTCTCATTCTCCTTGCAGGTAATTAACCCAGACAACGCTGTGCATTCCTTTGATTGTTGGTTGAAATACATGGGTAACAACTACCCGAATAGCACGACAAGATTTGATATGCCTCCACGAAAAAGCTCTGGAGTTCCATCCTATTTGGTAGCTAACTTTGAGCTAACTAAAATAGCACAAAACGCTGGTGACTATGTAGAGATTTACTGGCACTCGAATAGCACACAATTGTCGCTCGCTGAATTTGCGGCACAAACAACGCCAGCAATTCCAGAGACACCTAGCGTGATTGTGAATGTTCACAAAATCGCATAAGAAACCCACTTGATTTTACCAGATACAAATATAGAATAAGCCCATGTCAGAAGAATTGATCACTTCAGCTTGCTTTAAAGAGAAGACATTGGATGGTCAACTCTATGACATCCTTGTTGCTATCGACTCTATCTCGGCGACTCTTCCAAATGGAAACCAAATTGCTGAAATCCAAAATGGTGAATTGGTAAATCTGGAAAGAATCGACGCTGGGGAATTTTAAAACTTTCTAACAATTTCTGAACAAACAGAAAAACAAACAAACAAACAAAAATAAAATAAAATGGCTAATCCAATCATTAAAATCAAACGCGGTTCAACAACGCCAGCTTCCCTCGTCGTAGGTGAGTTGGCAATTGACCTCACAAATAAAAACCTGTTCGTCGGTAAAGCTGACGGATCAGTTCTCGCTATTGGCGGTGAAGGAACCTTCGCTACCAAGGCTTATGCTGACTCCGCTGTTAGCACAGCCAACACCAGCCTGACTTCTGCTATTGCTGCTGAAGAGACTGCGCGTATCGCTGCTGACTCGACCCTCGACGGCAAGATCACCACGGAAAAATCCCGCATCGACGCGATCCTCTCTGCCGCTGACGCTGACAAGGATAGCTTCGCCGAAATCGTCTCGCTGATCAATTCGGTAGACGCCACAAACGACTCTGCATTTGCAGGTTATGTGACGAGCAACAACGCTGCTCTCGCCAGCGAAACCAGCTCGCGCCAATCGGCTGACACCGCCCTCGGTGTTCGCATTGATGATGTTGAGTCTGACGCTACCGCCCTTGAGGCTCGCGTTACGACTGCTGAAGCTGACATCGTTACCAACGCAACCGCTATCACCAACGAAGCATCCGCTCGTGTTAGTGCCGACTCGGCTCTTGATTCTCGCGTTACTGCTCTCGAAACCACAATCGACGGCGGAACCTACTAAAAAACAAACAAGTCCTCCGTGGGGTAAAACCCACGGGGGCAACCCCTCTTCTATAAGATGGCAAATCCACGGATCATTCCTAAAAAGTCAGTTCAAAGTCTAAAGGTTCCACTTACGAGCGACCTCGAAAACGGCGAGATTTGCATAAATCACGCTGACAAAAAACTTTACGCTAAACATCCTAGCACAGGTGCGATTCAAGAAATTGGCGGGATGCTGGTTCATTCGCACGATGAGCTTTACTCCCCTGATAGCAGTCAATTATTAGAACTGCAAAACAACGGAAACCTCACAATAACAACAGGAGGTTCTACAAAAACTTTCACTTTTCCTAGTGCATCTGGTACACTAGCGACTCTATCAAATGTAAACGGTGGTTCGCAAAGCTATGAAGTGCGACACGATTACACCAATCCATATTCATACACTGGAACTGCTGTCGATGGAACAAGCGAATCTGCATCAAGTTGGACAATCACTCGACTGGAAATATCAAACTCAGGAACAACAACCAAAACCAACGCTACAGGAGCTTGGAGCAACAAAACTAACCTCACCTACGCATAATCCACATGAACGCATCCAACCCAATCCAAATCGACGGCAAACAATATGACCGCTACTCACTCAACCTCGCCATATCGGGGAAGTATCTGGGCGATGGTTCTTCAGACGCTAATGTCGCCATGCGCCTCATTCCGACCCGTGTTGAAAACGGCGAAGTCCTCACCGCCGACGAGGCTGCAATCGGCATCGCGCTCGGCACGCTCTCCGGTTCCGACGAGGCCACCCTGCAAGCGGTGGGCGCGATCCAAGCCGCACTTCAATCTTACATCTCTGCAAAAGGACTCTAATTTATGGCCACCTACTACGCTCGCAAAACAGGAAATATCAATGCCGCCGATGTCTGGGCAACCACGCCCGCCGGAACCGCCGCCGCCGTCACATTCGCCTCCGGCGATGTTCTGGTCGCAAACTCATTCACGATCACTGTCAATGTGTCCACCGACCTTGGCGGCACGGGACAGGTTCGTAACGACACCACCGGGGGAGCGACTGCTGGCGGATCGTTTACTCTTTCAGATGGCATTACGCTCACAGCAAACATCTATGGCGGGACATCTGCAATTCAATGTGTCACCGCTAACCCATCAACAAACCAATATATCGTTGGGAATGTTTTTGGTGGCATTGGAGGATCATCATCTGCTCATGGCATTTCTACTAGCATTAACACTGGGACTTTAACAATAACTGGCAACCTGACAGGCGGCGCAGGGTTAAGCGCAGGCACATCTGCCGTGAACAATGTCTCGGCCAATTTGGTTGTGGTTGGAAATGTCAACGGCAGCAGCAATACAAGTTTTGGCACAGGCGAAGGCATCCGACTCACGGGCGCTGGAAACTGCACGGTCACGGGAAATGTGACAGGCGGCAGCCATGCCACAAATTACGGCGTGAGAGTAACTGGAGCTGGCAACATAACCGTGATCGGCCAAGCCCGAGGCGGCGTTGCCGCACCCGCAATTAACAACGAGTCCACCGGCCAAGTCACCGTGACCCGCGCAGTCGGCAACGGCTTTGGTGGTGGGTCTGTTGGGTTGGCCGCCGCCGTTGGCGTCAGCAATGTGGCGAGCCAATCGTCGATCACAATTGTTGAGGAAATTGAGTTTGGAACGCTCGGCCAAAGCCCTGTCAATGGCCGAATCCGCTTGAAAAAACTAGGAACCAATGTCGCCGTCTTCAATTTCTGCGATACCGCAGGGGCAAAGACACTCATCGACGCTACGCAAAACGCCGCTATGCCAGCCGCCAGCAATGTGCGTAGCGGATTAAGCTACGCAGGAGGAGCGGCCACAGGCACGCTGGCAGTGCCGCTGCCAAGTCAGGTTGCGGTGGGAGTCGCCACAGACAACACGGTTGGCACAGCCTTTGTCACTGGATCAGACATCGCTACCGCTGTGTGGGCAGCAGCATCCCGCACGATCACGGGTGGTTTGGTCGATACCGCGACAACGCTCACCAATGCACCAACAGTCCCAAGCGTGGTTCAAATCCGCGCCGAAATGGATGCCAATTCGACACAACTCGCTTCCATAAAAGCAAAAACGGATTTACTAGAAACCACCCGCCTCGCGCAGTGCAGCACAGTCTCAACCACGGGAGATCAAATCGCAGCGGCGTTTAATTCGCCATAATTGTTGGGCCGTAATAATTAAAAACAACTAAAAAATAATGAACCCTGATACAGGCATCACCTCACATGGAACTGGAATTGCTGGCACAGTATTTAGCGTGTTCGCTGTAATGATTTCAATGCTACCAGAACTAGATATATGGCTCAGAATCTTGGCATCCTTGAGCGCGATAACTGCCGCATGGGTTTCGATATTTATGATGCTTTCCAAGATGCAGCGCAAACAAGACAAATGAAACTATCGTTAACGATAATCTCGGTTATACTACTTTCCTCCTGCGTAAATATACCGATACCGCCGATTGGAAAGGATCAAGGCAAACTTGGTTCAGTCCAACTCAAATTGGCGGTTTCGTATATTCCGCGCATCAACCCACAGAACAAAACAGAAACAGAGAAAGAAGACCCAAGTGTAATATTTGCATTTGAGCAATTCTCTAAAACCATAAAAGACAAATGAAAATCGTAAACATCGTATTGGAACGCCTGTCCGAGAATTCGACATGGCGTGGTATCATCCTCGTAGCAACTGCTCTTGGAGTTAAACTTGACCCAGAGCTTCAGAACCAAATCCTCGTCGCTGGCTTGGGATTGATTGGACTCATCAATGTCATTCGTAAAGGCAAGTGACTAGGGCTGAGATAGAGAGTATGCAAGCCCGTATTGGCGTAAAGCCAGACGGGTGGTGGGGGCCGAAGAGTATGGCTGCTTTAAAGAAGCACCTTGCTGTTATGTCTCCCAATCCTCCTATCTCACCAAAGCCTACCACAAAAGCCTGCACAGAGTTCTTCGGAAAGCCGGGGCAAGTTCCTATCGTCCGAATCAATGCTCCATACAAGATGTATCTGTATGACGGGCCAGAGGTGATCAGCGGGATTCCAATCCACGCCAAGTGCGCTGAAAGCCTCATAGAAATCTTTGAAGACTTGCTAGACATCTACATGACTCCAGACTCAAGGAGTGCGGCAGGTATCGACAAGTTCTTCGGAAGCTATGTAAACCGACCACAGCGCGGCGGCTCAGAGCCAAGCAAACACGCATGGGCAGCGGCAATCGACCTAGATGCCAGCAACAATGGTCTGCACA